TTTCATGGCCCCATCAGGGGTCAGGGAAGTACCAGGACCTTCCACAACAAAGTCTGCCGACCGAAACCGTGGAGACAGAGTAGAGCGGTCTCGAATTTCGCGTAACAAATCAGACTGTTTAATGGATTCGTCCGCAATAATTTTCTGATCCTTGTCTTTGCCCGACATGATTTCTTGCAGCCGTTTTCCATACTCTGCATAACCTACCGGCCCCATTGCCTTCTTCTTTTCTTCGGGGGTTTCTTCGGTCTTGCCTCCACCCCCTTTTCCCTTCGTATTGTCCTCTTTTTCTTCAGGGAGCACGGCAGCATCCATAAGCCCCTTGATGCTTCCAATGGCAGCGTCCATGCTCTTACGGGTCGTGGCCATGGAAGCGTCAATGGCAGCATAAGCCTTCCCCACGGATTTGGCTCTTTGTTCTTCTACAGTCGCCCGGCTGGCATTAAGCCGTTCTAAACTGGCAGACTGTTGCTCTCCAATGATTTGGCGTTGTTTATTCTCCCACACTTGGATTGCTTGTAGATTGTCTTGAGTGGCTTTCTGGCGTTTAACCAGAAAATCGTCCGCCATTTTTCGAATGTCTGCCACCATTCCTTGCATCTCGGGAAAGAGCTCCAAAATCTTAAGCACCCCTTCCAACATAAACATCATGTGCTTGGTAAAATTCTGGACCATCCAATTTCCAATATTCGTCCACAAAGTTCGCCAAGTAGAAATAAACTGAACGAACCCCGTCTTAGCAAAAGCCCACATATTGGTAAATGATTCTTGGAACCCAAACTTCACAGCATCCCACAACCGGAAAAGGTAATCCCCAAAGGCAGTAAAGACCCGCACCCCTTCCAAGTACACAAGGTTGAAAGCCCCAAAGAGGTAGATGCCGAGGTTCGCCGCCACCACTTTCCAATTTTCGGTAAGCACCCGAACAAACTTGGCGGTTTGAAGAACGAAATTAGAAACGGCTCTTACACCACTTGTGAAAATTTCCACAAGAGAGCCACCTAAAGCAGTAAAATCAAACCCCATCATCTCCCCAAGTTTGATTACTAGATCAGAAAGAGCCGTCCATAGGTTAGAGGCTGCAATGGAGGCATGACCCCAAGCCTCTTTTAACATTTTGGAGGCATCCGCCAACGCATCTTGAACAGGCTTTAGCTCCCAAAAGTATTCGTTTAGTTCCATGAGGTACGGTAGGAGCATTCCAATCCCAGCCCCAAGAGCCACAAAGACAGCCCCAACACCCGTTCCAATCATGACACTCTTGGCAGTAATACCAAAAGCCCGCATGGCAACTCTAGCACTTGCGATAGCGAACGCCAATTTTGACATGGCGTTCGCACCCAAGAGAGCCCCACTAATGTAATCAGGAAACATACTCACTACAGCGGTGAGTTGTTCCACCAATTTAATTTTGAATCGCACCAATGTCTTTGTCCACTCCACAATAGGGGTGGAAATTGTGCGACGCATAATGTTTACGGCATCATTGTAGGTGCTCGTCAAACCATCCATGGTCTGGGACTGTTTTTCCATCATGTTATTAAAACGACCACCCTCACCGCTCAGCTTTTCCAAAATCTTAATCAGGTCGTTAAAAGAAACCTTTCCTTTAGAAATCATATCCTGAGCAGCATTCGAGGCAACTCCATAATAGTCTGCAATGTCTTGGAGGCTAAGTACACCACGAGTAGATAATTGCCGAAAGTCTGGAGTAAGTAACTTTCCAACACCTCGTATTTGATTAAAAATAAGAGCCAATTCTCCAAACTGACTGCTCGTGCCGGCTGCCGCATTTCCAATAATATTCAGGCTTCGCATTAAGTCTCCGCCACGATCCCCAAACTGAATAAGACCCCGAGCGGCTTGCAAGATTTCTGGCATCTCAAAGGGAGTTTTCGCTGCAAATTGCGTCAAGTCATTTAAGGTTTTCTGGGTTTCTTCAGCGGAACCCAGCATCACCTCAAACGCAACTTGGGTCTTTTCCAAACTTGTGGCAGCCTGAGTACCCCCTTGGAGCAACTGGGAAGTCCAACGAGCCGTAGCTCCCATCGTGGCAAGAATGCCGGCCTGAATACCAGAGAGGGAGTTAAGCAGCCTATCCGTAAAACCGTCAACATTTCTATCCATCTGGCCGGTCATTTGAGACACTTGCTGGACGGCAGAAGATTGAGCGGCTTGCAGATCTTGGGCAACCATGGAAGCATCTGCCCGGACCGTGACGAACATTCTGGCAAGTTCCAATCCCATAGGTCACCTCTTTTTTCGCTTTCTGTTGGATTCCATAGCAGCCCGGGCTTCCCGTTCCCGTTGCTGTTGACGCTCCATTAACTCACGAGCCTTCGATTTCCCCCGCACAACACCCCGAATAATATTACCTTGTGCATCTCTGCCTGTGATCTTGCCGTCCGCGGCAGCCTTAGAAACGAGGTTCAGGGGTTCCGCTTTGCTTGTGCGTTTTCCCTTCTTCTGCTTAAGAACTTCTTTATCGCACAGCCGAAACCAAATCTGGTCCAAAGTCATTTCGGCAACGTCTGTAATGGGGTAACCACCACCCCCATTAAAAGTATTCTCACAAAGAAGACGAAAATGATAGCTCGTGATCCCTCCTAATAAACCTGGCCCGTCGCTGGCTTCTTCTTCCGTGGAAGCCCCTTCTCTTAACGCGGCGAGCCCTACATATTTCCCAGATCAGCAGCGGAAAGACTTTCTACAATTCGAGAGGCTTCCACCAATTTCGGTACCGGCCAGTCTTTAATCATTTCCGCAGTCATTTCTGGGTGTTCTCTGCGGACGGAGGACAGCGTAAATTCCACCATGCCTGAGATGGTGCCGGTCACCCACCACTGGTCATAGCGTATCTTCCCAACCTTGGGCCACACTCCCGTTAATTTGTGGGCATCTTCCATCTTAAGGGTCCCAGCCTCCAAAGACAGGGATAGCATAGCACGGACCCCATTATCCTTTTCTGGCACCTCCCCGTAAATTTCCAAGAGCTTATTTCTAAGCTCAGGGGTTACTGGAATACCCTGAACCCCGTAGGAGGTCTTTTGGGGCAGCTCTGTAACCGTCCAACGAGCCACCTCCTCAAACTTGGAGCGTAGAATTGCCTCCCGATCACCAGGAGGCAGAAGATCTAAGTTTCTGGAGTAACTTTCCAAAAAATCTCGTTTGTATTCGTGGAGGGCACTCCGCTCCAACTCACACAACAACCGCACCACGACGGGTCGTAACGTGTAAGTTTTTCCATTCACCTCAATCTTCTGTCCAGCACCTAAGACACGAGCCTCTGTGTCACTCACAATTGGTTCTCCTAAAATTTTCTACCTACCTAACAAAAACCACTCCACCCCCGAAAGGAAGATGGAGTGGTTTTCTGTGACCCTAAGAAACAACCAACAGCAAACTAAGCGGGAAGCGTTCGAGCTGTTGCCCCCGACTGACCCGGATAGTAGAAAATACCATCCGCACCCCAACCGGCAGTCCAACCAATCACGTCCTCTGTGTCAATGTTAATGACCATGGAAAAGTCATTACACAGAGCACGCGGAAAATCCCAGTAGAGGCTTGTGGCGTCCATCCACAACACCGCCACCACGGTATCCCCGGGCATAAACAGATCAAAAACCTCATCCGTGGTGTCATACTTTCCTTCCGAATTGAAAGTAGCATCCTTGCGACCCGCCGAACGATTCGTGTAACCACCGGAATCGCTGTCACCCCACTCGCTGGAGCTCGCCAGCTTGGGGTTTACCGACCATTGCGTTGCCCGGGCCACGAGTTCGTTGTCCACAACGAACTTTCCGTTTCGTCCCGTTAAGGTGTTGAGCGAAGACATTGTTTAGACTCCTATGCCGATCTAGTGGCGAAGTGGGTGTCAAAATTAACTGGAGGAGCTGCTGGAGCTGGACGACGAAGAACTGGAGCTGTTGGAAGATGCACTGGAGCTGCTAGAGCTGGACGACGAAGAACTGGAAGAACTGGAGGAACTACTGGAAGATGTGTTGTCATCATGGCGAGCCATGATGTAAATGGAGTAAGTAACCGCCCCACCATTGGCGGTGAGTTTAATTCGGTGGCTAGAGGCGTCCGCCACATCAAAGCCCTGTTCTGCAATCTGAGCCTTACAGAACATGCCCTGCCCACGAAGCCCACCACCCGTAGCAGAAGTATGGGAACCAAGGGGAGTCCAACCGTTGGTCGGGTCAGGAATAAACTCCAAAATCCCCGCGTCCCCTACAGCGTTTTCGTTTACGATGGCGATCGCCACAATTTCTTCGTAGGCGACTGCCTGACCAACCCCATCCAGCCCGGAGCCGGCTCCAATATCGGTACCAGCCATATCGTAGAGGTCCAAAACCTCACTGGCCCCAGAACTAAGAGATCGGTCCGTGGATTGCCACCCACGATTAGCCTGATTTGCATCGGCCCCACTGGTGAGCGTAGGACGGTAATTGAGGCTGGGATGGGGAGCAACAACGGCATTCCCATCCGTTAGAGTATTGGTGTTCTTACCAACCAGTTTCAGCTGAATGGTAATGTCACTTAAAGATTGGGTTGCCACGTCTTATCTCCTATGGGCTACTGGCACATCAATTAGAAACGAGTAGCTGATGGTTAATTGGTACTCATCGTCACCTACTCGGGTTCCAACCACACTGGTAAGAGTAGATAACAAAAAATTTCCGTAATCCAGGGTCGGCGATGTTGGAGGCGTTACCGGGTGACCCCCGAACACAGCCAAAATATCTTCCATGAGTTCATTGGCTATCTCCTTAGGAGACCGGGCATCCCCGTCTATTTTACGGGCGAGAACCTTGAACGACCACGGGACTCGCTGAACTTCCCAAATAGACTCCCGCGTTTTGGACATTCGGGAAACAACAATCCCAGGGGAACACTCAAACACCACATAAGGAAACGGCTGCCCTGGAGCTGCTTCCGTTTCGTTTAACGCCATGAACTGGGTTATCTCAGTTGCCGTCCAAAACTGAGTAAAAGAATCATCCAAATCAGAAGAATCCCAAAGAGCCCGAACAGCTTTATGCAGACCCATAATAGATGCGATGGAGGTCATTGCTGCGAGCCTTTAGTGATGATTTGTGTGACCGTTGCAGCCTCTTTGTTTAAGGTTCTTACAAGAAAACTGCGATCCAACTCTTCGCTTATTTCCAAAATGAGGCCGTAATCTAGAGCAGTTCCAACTTTAGCTTCAAACGAGCCGGGTCCCACCTCTTTTACATCGTAGAAGATGCTTTTCATTAAGAGGGTTGTATCTGCCCTCGGAAATTCCCCAGGCTTTGAGCGGGACTTGGGGTCTACCTTTACCCGATAGGTTAATTTCAGCCGCTCCTGCCCGTCTTTTCCTTTCACCACCTTAAGTTTCTTGGTTACAATTTTTTCCACTGGAGTGGAAAGATTGCGAACTACTTGATCCCGAAGATAATTAGCGGCCAAGGTGACCCGTTGTTGGAGGGTCAACTTGACCGCTTTATTTGCTTTTTTGAGAAAACTGATAACCCGGATTTGCCGGCGATCTGCTTGAGCTACCCGACGTTTCCTGGCGTTATCCACAGCCAGTTTACGGCGAACAGCTTTTGCATCAACATCTAACGGCAAACCATCGGCCAAGGGTTAGCCTCCCATGTGAGTCAATTTCTCGACCCAACCCGCCCAATCTTTTTCGTAAATGGGTTGCGTGTTGGCAACCGTGGAGCCTGGATTGAGCAGATAGAACCCGGGCATGGCATCCACTTCATCCAGTAGAGGCTCTTCCCCTTGCACCATGCGAACTGCCTTTTCATTCAGCAGCCACACCACCTCTCGGCAGAGGGTTTTCATGCGGTGGATATCCAGCTTGCCCTCAACAGAGGGAACCCCCTTAAGCTTATCAATGGCCATCCCGGTCTCGTTCAGCCGTCGCCGAATACGCTCGCACAGTTCGGCTCCCTCCGGGCTGTCCAAGGGGTCTTCAATTCTGTAGGTGCAATTTTTTGGATGGACGTGTAAACGCATCCCAGGGATTGGAGGCATGGCCCCCAAGTGCCGGGCTTGGTCCACCGGAATCTTGGGTTCTCCAGTGTGTTGGTCCAAAACCACCCGGCTCGCAGAAATGGCCGATCGTAGACGAGCCCCAGGAATACCCTGAAGCAGCAAATCGCAATTTCTGGGGTGATCGGCCTCCACAGTAAATGGACCCACCAATACTGTCGCTGGCTTCTTGCCACCACCACGTTGTTCCTGAACTACCGTAGTTTCTTCAGACATTGCAAACCTTTCAGTTCTTCTGGTTCTTCTATACAAAAACACCCTCTCCCGGCCGAAGAACCAAAAGCCGGGAGAGGGGTTGCATGGCGGAGGGAGGTAGGTGGGTCAACCTCCGCCAAAGGATCACAGCACTTAGGCAGGAGCCGTCGTGGTGATAGCAGCACAGCCACCACGCTCCAGCTGACCACCGTAACGAGCAGTCACGGTCATCAGCATCTCATTCGCCCGAATCAGCGTATCCCCTTCCGTGGATGTCCGCATGGTCAAACCACGTCGCCGATACATCCGGTACCGACCCAGGATGGCGTAGAAGATTTGAGCGTTGGACAGGCTGGAGTTGATTTTGTAGGGACGCTCCATCCAAGTGTAGTCGGAGTAGCCATAAGGGCCATTTCCAACCATATACCCAGACAGCCGACGAGCATCCGAAGCTCCAACCGGGATGGCTTTCGCCCGCATATAGGACGTTTCCGTTCCGCAAAAAACGGCAGTCCCCGCCACGTTCGGGCGATGCTCTTGCTTCGCCACACCAAACCGCAACGACTCATAAGCCCCAATCGTGGTCGAACCACCAAAGGAAACTGAGGTCGTGCCGGACTTGTTGATAATGCCTTCGGGTTGCGTCGTGCCGTTCCCCGTGGCAATCACATCGTCCAGATCTTTCAGCAGCCGCTCCCCATATTGGGCGGAAACGTGAGCACCGAAATCAATCGGGGTGTCGCTCAAGAAATCCAAACCAATACGGATGGCGCCTTGCCACCGGAAGATCGTGGTGTCGAAAGCACTCACGTAAGAAGCAGTGTTGAACAGCGAAATCGCCGTATCATCCACACC